TCCTTTGCCATGCTCAACCAGATTTCTCCAGCACGCTTCATGCCTTTGGCAAAGTTGCTCATGTAGATAAACGTCTGCATATCGAGGCGGGTCTGGATCATCTCCACAGCTTTGCCCGAGATATTGCTCACCATCTTCTCACCTTGGCCAGAACTGCCCAAGATTTCTTTCATGTCTGTTTCGGTAATCGCAAGCAATGCCGCCATCGCTGCTGGAATTTGTGCGCTGCGAGTGTACGCCAATGGACCAGTCACCTGAGTGCTGCCATCTGCGCCTGTGATCGGATTGACCAACAGGTAAGGATAATTCCTCAGATTGTCATCAGCCCACATGATCTGGTGGCCAGCGACTTGCTCAGGCGTGAGGATCGGCTTCTCAACGCTTGACAATGCGCTGATCTCACCTAGCTTCGATAGCTGCATATTCTTTAAACGCTGGGCATCCTTGGCCAGACGCACATGACCCATGCAACGCTCGATATTATCCACGAACCATCGTTTGCCGTAGACAGGCACAATCGGAATGCAATTGCCAGCAATGTATCCTGCATCTTCCAATACCTTGCCACCCGACATGATGTACTTGCGTACACGCTTGCGCTTGATCTTGCGCTGGCGAACCTCTTGGCTGCCGATAGCAATCAGGGTTTCCTCTAGTGTCTCGTCATTCTTGAAATCTTCCTGACGATACTTCTCTTCTGTCCCGTCAATGCTGCGAAAGATGCGGATCGTCTCAGCGACTTCCTCGACCTTGAAGTATTCAGCGACAAACACAACGTCAGGCGTTGACCAATCAAACTCATACTGGTGAATCTCTTTGGGCCAGTCTGTCGGGTCATCATTATAGGTTTCTTTGTAGCTATCACGGGTCATGCTAGTGACCACAAAGCAAAACATTGCGTCCGACTTGTCCTGGCGTTTGGAGTTCAGGTCAAAGAATACCGAGCTGTCAGCATCGAATATAGGCTCGAACCTGATTCGTTGGCGGTCATTTTCCTCGTCTTCCTCATCTTCGTATGCAGTCCTGAGTCTAAATGCACCGATACCCCCACCAACAGCCTCTTCAAATGCGTTGTCGTATGCTTCGTTAGCAACCGAGTCCTGCTCGTCTGCCCGATAGAGACCATCGCAAGTGTCAGCGAGTGCATCACTTCCACCCTCTTTGGCAATGTAGTCGACTGAAATCCGATTGTTTCGGTATTCGTTAACAATGCGGATGACCGACAACATGATCTTGTTGACCTCAAACCGAGGCTTGTTCTCAAACTGATCGTAGAGTGGCCCTTCCCATTGTGCGCCGCAAATAGAGTAAAAGCGTCGATCCTGTAAGCACTGTAGACGCTCGTCCCGTAACGCTGTCTGGATGTCGTTGTACAGGCGCAGAGCTTCAGCGTGCAAGTTTGCCAGGCGTTGATCGTTGGGAATGCGAGCCATGTTTATCCTCTTTGTGCGTATTAAATCACCATTTGTTGCTGACTGGCAATGGTGTAAAGCTCTGAACCTTAGAAATATTTGTCCGTCTTACACCTTCGCAAGCATAACGCAATGCGTCGATCACATGGTTCTTTTTGTCTTGCAGCAGCGGCAGCACCCGTCCGGTCAACGGATCGGTGCGGTAACTGTACAGGCTCAGCTCGTCAATCGTGTGCCTACATCTGGGATGCACCACGATGTCATAGTTCTTTAGAAACTCGATGCCTTCCTCGACAGACTTCGGCCCTTTGACTGCGCCCATAATCTTTGGAAACCCGTTCTTTCTCATGTGGCTGATTGTCTCTGGCCTCGCTGAGTCTGCCACGATTGGCCAGCGTTCCGCCTCTGGGATGGTCATAAACAGGTCTGGAGTGTTCACAATCTCGCAGCCGACCATGTACGCCTCATAGTCAATGTAGAGCGTGCGACCAATAATGTGGCAGCGCACCAACACAGTCGGGTCGATAGCAAATCCCCAATCCGCCCCCAGACGATGTATTGCTTCCGGTGCGGCCTCAAAATCATCAATCTTCCAGTTGCGAAACACACGGGCGTTGCTGTTGGTCAGGTATTGACCCTGCCAAACGTGCTGATACTTGTCTGGGTCTCGCCTCTGGTCGTACTCCATCTCGTCTCTGAGTACATCTGGAAACCAAGGGTTGTCGCTGAAGTTGACCTTGATGACCTCGGCATCCTTCGGTGGCTCTGGCCCACGCAGCAGGAAGTCCACAGGATCGGATTGCATCCGAGGATTCCATGAAAACCACAGCTCCGAGCCTGGCTTCCTAATCGTTGGGCGCAGCAGATCGAGACTCGTCTGACTTAGACTCTGGGCTTCCTCCACCCACGCACAGTCATAGCCTTCTAGCGATTTGATTGAGTCGTTTGTGTGGTTTTGCATCCCTTGGAAGATAATCGCCCCATCGCCCTTCTTGGACTTAATGACCGACTCTTGCACCTCAAAGTATGCGCTGGCGTTCATCGCAATGATCTTGGTCTCTAGCAGCCGTTTGACCGATTGCTGGAGCGACTTCTGGATTTCACGCACGCAGACGCTGCGTCTTGACTGATCCATTATGTGCGACTCGATCATCATCTCAGCAAAGAAGTGAGACTTGCCTGAACCTCGGCCACCCCATGCTGCCTTGTAACGGGATGGTTCAAGCAACGGCACAGCCCACTCTGGAGTCTTGAGCTGGAGGGTCTTACCCATTTTTGACGATAACTCGCTCAATCTTGGTGAACTCTAGCGGCACACCGTCTGCACCCGTTAGCTCATGCTTTTGCGTCTCAGCCCAGCGCATCTGGGTCTTTGACCACCAGATTGCCGCTGTTGTATCGCCAGCCATCACCTTGCTGAATAGCGTCTTGCCCACCTGAGCGTTGGCCTTGGCTTTGCCTGATTGCAGCTCTGCGCTGAAGTGCGTCCTCAGAGTTTCAACGTGAATGCCATCCCGTATAAGTGCGCCAATCTGCTCAATGGGCAGGCCGTATCCAGACAAGGCTTCGACCTGTTTGCGCTCTGGGTCGGTAGGCACAAATGCGGGTCTGCCTGCGCCTTCTCTTGCGCCGCCTTTGTTGTGCGCCTTTTTTAGTGCAGGTTTTTCAATGGATTGCTTCTTGTTTGTCATGTTTTACCTCCGCAAAAGGCTGACCTGTGTCTGCGTGAACTGCCTTCTTACCTGTGTAGTTTTCCCATCGATTTACAATTACGTCACAGTAAATAGAACTAATCTCTGTTCCATAGGCAAATCTACCATTCTTTTCGGCAGCCATTAAGGTTGATCCACTTCCCATAAATGGATCAAATACAATGTCTTTAGCATCTGTATAGGCTTTAATAAAAAACTCAGGTAAACCTACTGGAAAAGCCGCAGGATGTCCTAGAGCTTCAGATTGAAAAGTTGGTAATCTATTGCCAGGGTACGCCATTCCTGCAATTACCTCATTTCCATCCACCGCCGACACAATTCCCTGTCTGTTAGCAGCGCTTGTATTTCCTGCTCCTTTCCCTTTAGCTTTAGGCACAGACTTTGATTCATGTTTGACAGATTCGGGTCTAAATTTCCATTCACCTTTAGTGAAATGATAAATTGGCTCAAATTGATTTTTAAATCTTTTAACTACTTGTTGAGGGATTCCATTTCTTTCCCAGCAAAATTCATCAGCAAAGTTCCATCCCCAATCTCTTACATGAGACAAAACTAAATCAAAAACATAAAGTTCTCGCTTTATTCCATCGGCATTTGGTTTAATGTTGCAAAAGTACGATCCATCATCTTTTAGATTGACCATAATATTTGATGCAATTTCTTTATACCAATCTACAAATTCATCTGGGTGGATAGGTTTAAACCCAGATCCTTCATCGTATGTTCTTTGGGAGGCATAGGGAGGAGACGTAATTGCTAAATTTATTTTAAGTCCATTTAGTAGTTTATCTACATCTGCAAAAGATTTACTGTCCCCACACATAATCCTGTGATTGCCTAGTATCCAAACGTCGCCCAGTTTGGTGATTGGCTCGGATGGTGCTTCTGGGACTTCATCCTCGTCCGTCAGTCCCTCAGTAATCTCAATGGGCATCAGGGCTGCAATCTCGTCTGGCGAGAATCCCGTCAAATCAAGATCAAAGCCAAGCTCGCCAATCTCTGCAAGCTCCAAGGCCAGCATCTGATTGTCCCAATCTGCATTTAATGCCAGCTTGTTATCTGCAATGACATAAGCACGTTTCTTGGCCTCGCTCCATCCTGTAGCCACCATTACAGGCAGCTCTGTCATCTTGAGCCGTTGGGCAGCCAATGTGCGCCCATGACCCGCAATGATGCCGCCTTGCTCGTCTACCAGTATTGGAGTTGTCCATCCCCATTCTTTGATGCTTGCCGCAATCTGGGCAACTTGCTCGTCAGAGTGTGTCCTGGCGTTGCGTGCATAAGGGATAAGTTTGTCGATTGACCACTTCTCGACTTTGTCTGCTGGATTCATATAACCTTCGCGAAAGGTTGATTCTGCGGGATATGGGCAAAAAAATGGGGACAATGCGCCCCCAGAGTACCCACCACTAAGGAGTCCCTATTGTCCTATGTCTGGTACAGGGATGTCAACTGGCCATTGATTTGATTCTGTCAGTTCCTTCACCGTTCTGGCGTGAGCGAGCGTCCAGACTTCCTTTCGCTCCTCTCTTGACCACTTGCTGCCTTGGTCAATCTTGTAATGGCATTCTAAGCATAACGCAGCCACTAGGTTGTCATCCGCTTTGATTCCTCTGCCCTTACCACCGCCCCAATTGGTGTGTGCGGCTTGGATGTTCTGGCCTGATCCGCATAGTTGGCAGTCTAGTTCTGAGACCATTCTCAACAGTTTCTTGCTACGAATGTAATTGTGCTTCGAGATCATTCGTGTGACCTATTGACCAGTCGGTTGGTGGCCTGTTGTGTTCTCCAAATCTCGACCTCTAGCCTCGCTGCCTCAATCTCCCACTTCAGCGTCTCTTCCTTTTCCACAGCTGCCGCAAGCCCTTTGAGCAGCTGGTGATACTCTGGGTCTGCCAAGGCTTCCCGTTCCTGAGCGTTGGCGGCTTCGATGCCCATTGCAAAACAGTCTTTCATCAGCATTGCCTTTTTGCTGCGCCTGAATTCCTCCAAATATACCCTTTGGGCTTTTGCTTCGCCAAAGGCGGAGGCTTTGTCTCGGATCAGCTGGGTACATTCCTCTGGGTTTATCATTTGAGTGCGCTCCATGCGGCTTCGACATTATCCACAATAAAGATTGATCCACCCGTCCAAGCGTCAATCCACAAGACTTGATCCTCGGTCAGCTCTCGGTGTGAGGGTGATTTCTTGCCATCTTTGACTTCCATAAGAATTGTTTTCCCTTGGTAGCCAACAAGTAGATCAGGCACACCATGCCCGACACCCGCCAGGCTTTGGACGGTTGCACCCACGGCCCTGAGTGCTTTGACGATTTCCTCATGGTTGCTGTCAGTCCTGGCGGCTCGTCTCATGTGTTGCACTCCTTTAACTCAACAATTTTTTTATCTTTAATTTCTTGATCGTTATAATCTCTGTGGGCTCTATAATTTTGGTATTGACAAAGATCCTTTAGCTTTATTGACGCTGTGTTTATAATATCCACATACCCTTGAATTTCCCCACGCATTAAAGCTGGGTCGTTCCATGCTTGTATCGCCATCTGTAACGCCGTTGTAGAGTTAATTGTCGCTTTAACAATAAAGTGACGGTCCAGTCTTTCAATTGTTTGTGGTCGTTTAAAAGTCATTTCTTTACCTCCTTGATTAACTCAGCTATCTTGCTCCAAGCGTCATCCCATTCCGCAACATCATCAGTTGTGCCAAGTTCTTTGGCTGCGGCCACTAGCTGCCTATTAAGGTCAGTCAGCCGCTTGATCTCATCAACCAAAGATTGTTGCGCTGCGTCAAACAAGTCTGGCTGGTTATCCATTTTTTGCCTTTTTTTTGTCAATGAAGTCTTGAACCTTTTGTTTTAGCTCGTCCACGCTGCCAGCGTCATTTATAAAATCTAGAACACAGGCGCACACTTGCAGCTCGAATACTTCGGTGGCCGACAGCTTTGTGGTTTTTTTGTTTGTGATTTCAGCAACTTGCTTCAACAATTCATGGCTCATTTTGTTGTTCCGCCCACTCTTGTAGTTGTATCGCCATGATCTGCATTTCTTTCGCACAATCAGCAGATAAGTTGTATTGTTGTTTATGCACTGTTTTTCGGTACTGCAAGATTAACGCTGCAAGTTTAATCATTGATTCGCTGTAATCAACCACGGGTTTGGGCTTTTGTCTTAATTGCCTACGCTCAATTTCGTCCCAGGCTTCATCTTCTGCATTGTTCATTCTCGCCCCCCGTTCATGGCCCGATCAACCTGTTCGTTTAACTGCTTCTCAGTCACCATGAACAACTGGTGAGTAGCTTGGTTCAACCAGCGGTAGCGATCAGCGTCTTCTTTTAATGCTCGCACGATGTCAGCGACCTCAGACATTTCTTGATGCGTCATCAGGTATCCGTTGTCCAAGACCCGCAAAAGCTGCTTGTAGTCCCGCATATCTTTATTCATTTTAAGAGTTCCCATGCTGTTGCTGCACATAAAGGGACTTGTCCATTACCAATGGCTTTAAGTCTGTCCACCCTAGCGGAAATGCCATTAGCCACTCGACCCACGTTGGGTTCAGTTGTCCACCAGTTTCTGTTGCCAATACCGCTTGAGTCAATCCATTCTGATGATTTTCCCTTGTCTGACGATTGGCTTTGTGTTCCGAACTCATTGGAGTTGGCCACATCTGATTGGGTGGTGGATACGCCACTTGCTCCCTCAATGTTGAGTGGGTTTCCCGCCCCTGCCTGTTGCTGTCGTATTGTTTCTTGAGTGCTTGCGGTGATCTCGGTGGCAACGCATCCATGCACGTAGGGGACAACCATTTCACTTGCATTGTCAGACTGCCAAATCCGTCCTTCCTGTCGTTGGCACGTTTGCTGTTCATCCTTCGTCGAAAATTCTCCGGCGTTTCGTCCACCTCCACAACTCTTGGTGTCAACCACATCCGTTTCTTGAGTGCTTTCCGACTGTTGCTGCCGCCGTCCAATCCCATTGTGTTCGGTGTGTGAAAGAAAATTTCGTTGTTCGGCTCTGATCCAAATTCTTTCACGCTGATGGTTTGCACCAACGTCGGCAGCTGATACAACGCCCCACTTTGCATCGAACCCCAACGTGGAAAGGTCTGCAAGGACAACTCCAAGTCCTCTAGTAGTGAGCATTGGGCTGTTCTCCACAAAAGCGTATTGGGGTCTAACCTCGCCAATGATCCTTGCCATGTGCTTCCACATTGATGATCGGCTGCCTGTGATCCCCCCCCCCCCCCCCCCCCGCGGTTTCTCCGTTACATGCAAACCCCCAACCAACTCCCAATCAACACCCCAACTCTCATACAT